ACTATGAGGCATATAGGTGGCAGAAGTCTATTCCTGGGGATCGGTCTGGACTTTCTAATGGTAACCACAACTACACTCACTGCACAGGTCTCCCCAATCGCGTCATATCAGACAACCCGAAAAAGGTTTACAAGGCTGGACCGAATGAGAAATGTAAAAAGGGGTACTACAAAATCATGATGTTTGTGTGTCCTGGGAGACCCACCAATTACATCCGTCAAGGAGACTTCCATTTTTATAAACAACATGGGGTCATAGAATACAAAGTGAAGCCTGGTGATACTATCATGTCTGTGGCGAAGTTCTTTAATATTCCTGAATCACGGATAAAGAGGGCTGGTACATTCAGGGTTGGTAAGCGGATTATTTTTAAAGCGAACGTATTCAGTCACAAGCGTGGGTGGGCAACTGGGCCACTTCTGACTGATGCGAAGGGAAAGGTCATAAAAGATCCTCGAAAAGCTTCCCGAAACTATCCAGGTCTAAACTATGAAAGGTATTGTAGCTCATTCTGTGTCAAAAATAGAGGAATCAAAGTCGGCAAGACTCACCCCAAGGTCAGTAAGAATACTCTCTAAATCTGGTTGGGTTTCTACATCGAAATTTAAATCAAATAGATCCATTACAGTGAAAATAGATTCCTCATTCAATGACACCGAGTTCGCCACTGCTGTGTAATTGTTCTGAATCGAAACAATAATCTTAAATTGGGAAACATCGAATACCTTTCTACATGTGGGGCAAGTGTTCTTACCTCTATTTGTCCACTCCTGTAGACAGTGGGAATGAAACGTATGTCCACAACGGAGTGGAGGATTAGTCCTCGTCGCCTTGACTTCATTGAGGCATATGGAACATGTTGACATTCTACAAGAAGGTTTTAAAGTTTTTTTCATGATTTCTCTCAGTAAATATCGGGAACTTTGAGAAGGGGTACGTTACAGTTGTTGCAATCTTTATTACCCTGCTTCTCCTGTACCTTGGACATGAGACCCGGTCCCTGCTTTTGGAGAAGCTGGCGGTACGAGTAGTTGTCCTCGAAAGAGATGCCATTTTGTTTCATCACATAATTATTAAAAAGTTGCGCAGATGTATTCACGGTGAAGCATCGACCGTCGGCCATACCAAGTCGCTGAGACATATTGTTACTATCTAATTAGAAATTAATTTGTCTATTGGTAATTGTTTTCATCCAAGATTCAAATCCCTTTTCTCTGAGTTTCTCGACGAATGGATCACACCTGTATCCCAAATAAATGTCAAAGACATCGGTTTCCTCTGTGCGTGAGACCCGAATACTGGGATTCTCGTTGATGTGCTGGTTAATGATGTTGTAGGCAAATGCAATTTCCTTGAGGGTCTCTGCACCGGTGATGATGATTTTCCCAGTACTGAAGATACTGCATGTGATCTCTTTCATTTCATGAGCTGGTTTGAACTTAATCTTAACCGCCGAATATCTATCCGGTTCAAATGATACTTTGAAAATGTCATTGTACTCCTCGAACCAGTCAGCAACTTTCAGTAAGTTGATGTGGTAGTTGAGACTAAAGTTCGAGTTAATCATGACAACTCGGAACGAATCTTCGGGAACCTCAATTTTCAAATCCAAAAAGGTTTTGAAAATATGAATGATTTGAGTGATGATCCGTTTGCAATCAAAGAGGTCACAACACCCCGCTACCTGGATGCTCCCATTGGGGAACACCTTGACAGACTTGGTACTGTAGGTATCATGGTAGGTGAGAGTCACCTGGTTGTAGAAGGTCGTGGGTTTGAGCTTCCATTCAAAACCATCGATTGTAGTTCCCTCGCGTCTCAATTTGTAGGACCCAATCTCCTCAAACTTGCTGCGGAGGCGCTTTATATCAATTTGCTGCATAAAGCTTGAAACCATAGTGATCGTTGTAATTTTTACCCACGAGGGTCTAATATCTTCGGGTAGAGCTTTTCGCATCTCATCCAAGGTTAGGAGATACGAAAAACTATTGTTGGCAATTGAAGAGTACATTTTTGGACATACTTTTTATATTGGTTTGGTGTCACTTAGGCTTCCGCTTCATCAATAAGGTAGTAATTTATGATCATATCGTTACTATCAGAACTACCTTGATTAGTGGTATCAAATGCTTTTACTACACCATTTTCTTTGACCATTAAACCTGGCGCAAATTTAGACTTCAAAAAATCTATGGTAATTTTTTTAACTTTAGTTTCCGATGATATACTAAATATTGTGGTTCCTTCAATGGGGCCAGATGTACCCTTTTTCCATGAACTATAGGAGAGGAGTTTATCATCAGTTAAACCCATCGCGTCGGGATCATCACAAGCAGTACCACCACGGACTAAACATTCTTCTCCATTTACAGGTGAAAGAATTTCTATTTGATCTGGGATGACGGCTACATCATCAAGTCTAATTTGATTAATGGCAGCTGCTACCGTGGGATCAGCACTATTAACATTTATACTGACATCATATACGTAGTTGGCACGGGGTGTGACTTCCTCCTCATCCACCGCATCCGCGGCCTCCACCGCCGCATCCACGGCCTCCACCACCGCCTCTTTCTCTACAACTACACATGAGTTGTCATCAAATTCGTATCCTGACTTACAACTAGCAAAAACACATTTTCCATTTTCATCAATTTCATACCGAGCATTTGGGTCCTCACCTGTACATTCTGTACCTGGGATGGGTCTGGTAAAAAACCAAGCGGCCCCACCGATTGTTGCAAATATAATAGAACATACACTGAGTATTAGTAAAATGATTATAAATTCCATTCCTATATAGTACTTAGAGAATTGTTTTCATATAAAGATACATGACCTCGTTTCTCAAATCTGCTAAATCCATACATGATGTCGAATGTGACCTCGCTTACATTGAAATTACATACGAGAGATACATGAAAGGAAAGGGGTATGCAACCTACACAGACTATATTAACGCAGAGCCATTAGCAAACTGGGTCTATTTAGAGTCTAGTAAGCAATCTATCCCCTATGAGAAGTTTCTTGAAACGATGGTCACGAAAACTCTAGAGGTAAGGCAACGCATGGCTGAACTCATTTTCGAAAATTTGTTGAGTTATGAACAAAGTGACAGAACATGGGTTCGTATCATGCATGCGATGAGGATTCTAGACCCAACGTTCCAACCACCCCATGTAAATATGAAGAGTGCTTGGCAGATGGAATGTGCCAGAGAGTTATGTAAAGATTTTATACCCCTCGCTATTCAGGATTGTACGAATAAATCTCGACTCAAATACTTTTTCAACGTCTTACGTATAATAGAGTTAGAGTGAGGATGAGGATAATTAAAAATATCCAAAAGTATGGAATGCTCTTATTAGAAACACCAACGATAACAACTGGTTGTTTCTTTTCTGGACATGTGAAACCGTAATCAATGTTACGATGGGGTTGTGCCCTTTTCTTAATGAGACATGGCTTAGTCTCATCTTTACAGAGATTGGTGCTACAAAAAACACTTTTCTTTACAGCGTCGTCGTCAATCGTATTTTTAACCTCAGTAAAATCTCCAAAATCACCTGTCTGTCGCACACCCCCTGGAAGGGAAAAGTCGCGTGTGACAAATGGGTTCACGTCATTAATAGCATCGTCATCGTTGAGCATGAATTTACTCATCACGCTGTTACTACTACTTTAGATTATATTTTTTTGTGTTCATTTTATAACGGTGCTCTTCCCACATCTTATCTAGATCAACATTCAACATGTGCGCCAGTTGAAACAGATAACTAAATACATCACCCATCTCCATCATTACATCAGTACCCCGATCCTTTTTAAGATTCATCTTCTTGAATGTATTTTTCTGCTGACGAATGGCCGAAGCGAGCTCACCAAATTCTTCTGTCAAGAGGAGCCAGACAGTATCTACACCTGCTCGATCCCACCCCTTTGATTTACATACTTTCTCAGTTTCTTTTTTGTAATAGTTCAGACCCGTAGTCATGACTTATTATTTGTTCGATCCTAATCTTTAATTGAAACCAATTTTATCATTGAAGTCCATTTTTTTCCCAACCGTGCTCGTGTTTATGGGTTGATCCAGGGGAACACTTATGGTATCAATGTCGCGATTATAAGCGATGAATTGGGAAACGCCGGTTTGGATTTGTGATAACGCAGTGGTGATGACACGGGTGTTTATCTTCTTGACTTGTTCTTTAACATCTTCATAATGATTCTCCGAATTATTGATGAAGACTGCACGCATGATGCCATACAAGTCGTCGGGGTTTTGGTAATCGATAGCGATACCGGTCTTATCTCTGAACGCCTGGCGAATGCCACGCTGAATCAAATTTTTATTGAAATCGGAAAAGAATAGGGTGTTCAGTGGAGTCTCACACTGCTGGAGGGAATCGAGGTGGAGGTTATCACACATATATTATACTCGCCGAAAAAAATTATATGTACATAGTAAATGGTGAACTTCGCTGAATTTGACGAAGTATATACCAACAAGCCACCGACTTTTGAGGAAATTCCATGCAAGCCCCCAGCCTGCTTCGTTGGATCTTATCCCCCAGTGGCCAAGGCTGGTGAGATGGGCCCCTTCTTTGTGAACACCTACCTTCTCCAACCCGACCGTAAGTTTGAGACGTTTGGAACCGTCGCGGTGAGGAGTGCGGACCTCGAGTGTAAGAAATAAGTTAAAAATAAAAGTAGAATAGAATGTATATGAGGGTCATTAAACGCTCAGGTCGTATTGAGGATATGAAATTTGACAACGTCACCAATAGGATCAAGAACTTAACGTATGGACTCTCTGAAAATTGTGACTCCTCCAAGGTTGCACAGCAGGTATTCTCTTCCATGTACGATCAAATCTCCGCACAAGAGATTGACACACTTTCTGCTGAAATTTGTGTTGGTATGATCACCGCTGACCCAGACTATGAAATTCTGGCTACACGTATCATCGCCAGTAATATTCACAAGGTGTGTCCCAATAATGTACATCTCGCCATGAAGAAGCTTCAGAAAGCTGGTGTCGTTACTGATGAGGTGGTGGAGGTTGCTCAACAGCTAAAAGGTGCAATTGATAATGAACGTGACTTTGACTTTGGATACTTCGGTCTGAAGACCCTCGAGAAGAGTTATCTTCAGCGTGTCGATGGAAAGTTGATCGAGACACCACAGTATATGTTCATGCGGGTTGCCATTGGTATTCACGGTAAGGACATCCCATCTGTTCTCGACACCTACGACAAGATGTCCAGAGGACTATTCATTCACGCTACCCCAACCTTATTCAATTCGGGAACCCCCCGCCCCCAGATGTCTTCTTGTTTTTTGATTGCAAATAAGGGCGATTCTATTGACGGAATTTACGGGACACTCACAGAGTGTGCTCAGATTAGTAAGTGGGCTGGTGGTATCGGTATGCACATTCATGACGTTCGATCTAACAAATCAAAGATTCGTGGTACCAATGGTCAATCAGATGGCATCATCCCAATGCTCCGTGTGTTCAATGCAACCGCGCGTTACGTGAATCAGGCTGGTCGTCGTAAGGGATCGATCGCTGTCTATATCGAACCATGGCACGCAGATATCATGGAATTCCTAGAACTTCGACTCAACCAAGGTGATGAGGAGGCGCGGTGCCGTGATCTCTTCTCAGCCCTCTGGATCCCAGATCTCTTCATGAAGCGAGTTGAAGAGGGTGGTAACTGGTCTCTCTTCTGCCCAGATACAGCCAAGGGTCTCTCTGACTGCTATGGTGAAGAGTTTGAGGAATTGTACCTAAAGTACGAGGAGGAAGGTCTCGCTAATAAGACCGTCCCCGCGGCCGATGTGTGGAAGGCTATTCTCAAGTCCCAAACGGAGACAGGGACACCCTACATGCTCTATAAGGATGCGTGTAATTCCAAGAGTAACCAGAAGAACTTGGGTACGATTAAGAGTTCCAACCTTTGTACTGAGATTATTGAGCACACAAACAAAGATGAAACGGCCGTGTGTAACCTGGCCTCCATCGCTCTCCCGAAGTATGTTAATAGGGAGACCAAGACCTTCGACTACGACAAGCTCCATGAAGTCACAAAGACTGTCACAAAGAACCTGAATCGGGTCATCGACCGTAACTTCTATCCCGTGGAGACTGCCAGGCGTTCTAATATGAGACATCGCCCCATCGGTTTGGGTGTTCAGGGTCTCGCAGATGTATTTATCCTATGTGGTTTCCCCTTTGATTGTGAAGAATCTCGTCTCATGAATGCACACATCTTTGAGACTATATATCACGCCGCTCTCGAGGCGTCCTCAGAGTTGGCAGAGGTTGATGGATCCTACGAGAGTTTTGAGGGATCCCCTGCATCACAAGGTGTTCTCCAACCAGACATGTGGGAAGGTGAAACCAAGTTTAGTGGCCGCTACGATTGGAACGCTATGAAGGAGCGCGTAAAGACTAAGGGTCTCCGTAACAGTCTTCTCTTGGCACCGATGCCAACCGCCTCCACAGCTCAAATTTTAGGTAACAATGAATGCTTTGAACCATATACGACCAATATTTACCTGCGTCGCACCCTAGCTGGGGAGTTTGTGGTGGTTAATAAGCACCTAGTCGATGATCTCAAGAGGGTTGGTCTCTGGTCAAAGGAGATGAAGGACCTCATGGTTAAGGCGGGTGGCTCCATACAGAACATTGTGGATATCCCCGAAGACATCAAGAAACTCTATAAAACTGTATGGGAAATTAGTCAAAAATGTATCATCGACATGGCAGCTGATCGCGGTAGGTTCATAGACCAATCGCAATCGATGAATCTGTTCATGGAAAGTCCCACAATGTCCAAGTTATCTTCGATGCATATGTACGCGTGGAAGTCGGGTCTTAAAACGGGTATGTACTACCTACGCTCCAAGGCGAAAGCTCGACCAATCCAATTCAGTTTAGAGCCAGACTGTGTGGCGTGTTCAGCTTAAAGTTTTGAAGCGTGGAAGATGTAGAAAGATATGGACAAAGCTATAGAAAATCTTCAAATCAATGAATACAATAGCCGAAAAATTGTCATATCTACCAAACAGGGAACCCCCCTTCGGGTTCAACTTCCTCGTATGTATATGCCGTTTGGGGTCTCCGGTTTTACACCAGAGGTGGGCCAGACGAAGTATAACATCGATTTTGCTGTGAAAGGATATGACGAAGAAGATAGTTACATTAAGAAGTTTTACGATTCGTTGAGGGAGCTTGAAGATAAAATCATCGACAATGTGGTGGAACAAAGTGAGGTCATCTTTGGAAAACCCATGACAAAGGAGGAGCTATCCCCCATGTTCAACTCAAACATCAAGGAATCCCCTGGTCGCGAACCAAAGTTTCGGGTTAAGGTTGATACGGGCGTAGATGATCGAATCAAGGCGAGTGTATTTGACGCAGACAAAAACACCAAAAAGGATGAAGTAACTAACGGTCTCTATGCAAGAAATTCGGGACATGCCATCGTTGAACTCAACAGTGTGTATTTCTTGAACAGGATGTTTGGTTGTACTTGGAAACTTCATCAGCTCGTTGTATATGAGCCACAAAATCTCAAGGGATTTCAATTTATTATTTAGATTTATTCAACAGTAAAATACTATAAATAGCCTGAGCCTCCTTAAGAAGCTTACCCTGTATCCTGGTAAATTTCTTTGGGTCCATGCCTAACTTAATCTTAGCCACTTTGACGGATTCTTCCCACTTGGAGAGAGTCATTCTTACTTTTTAGACATATTTTTTTCAGCCTTCTTCATCAGTTTCTCGTAGGCCTTGGTGTCATTCGAAGGCATCGCACAGAAGGCACCCTTTTTGTCACTCTTTTTCTTCGCCTCATCGATGAACATCTGGAACTTGGGGTTCTTCTTGAGGGACTTTTTCGCCGCCTTGCTCGCCGCCTTGGAAATGATACGACCATCCTTCATAGTGAGATCCTTTTTCATGAGACCACCAGAGGTGCTATCAGCGGTGCCATGGAAAACTTCAGCGCGGGAACCAATCATCTTTTATATTACGCTTTGAAAATTTTCTTGATGTCCAAGATTGAAATCTTATCAGTCGTTCTCTTCACTGGGATTTGATTTTCAATCCTCTCATCGTTGAGGACCTTGGAACACACAATCGACTTGTGACCCTGGAGAGCCATCATTTCCTCTTCCACACTGACAAACCGATCACATTCCTTATAAACCAACTTTTTCACATACACTGGTTGTGTTTGTCCTGTTCTGTGACTTCGTCCTATGGCCTGTAGTTCAGTGGCTGGATTCCATGAAGGTGCA